ATCCAGACGTAATTCAAAGTGGAGCAGATGGTTACATTGTACCAATTGGTGCAGGGTTAAACCAAAGCACAGTAGATTTTACTTTGTTGTTAAATCGAATTGGAGACATGGCATATTTAGATTCAAGTGGGCGTATTCCAGGTGCAGATGATCCTTACCCAGGTAACTTTAATAAACTTGAAGATTTAAAAATGATTTACAAAAAAGGAACTATGTATGATTTAGAATATCTTTTTAGAACTATAAATGGTCCAAATGCAAGTTATCAATCTAGTTTAAATGATAGAACTGCAGACAGGGGATTTTTACTAGGTGCTCAAGTAGAATTACATTTAGGAGATGGCCTTAGATATTTAGTACGGATTGGATCTCTGTCTGTAAACCACACTATATTTAATGACAGAATGGTGCCTATTCTTTCTAACGTACAAATTAGTTGTCATAGATTCTACGACCCACCTAGGATAAGAGAGTAACTATGATTTTTTTAGATAGTAGATATGCTGATGGGATTCTTTTTAAAGCCTGGCATGCAAAAAAACAAGAGTATCACTTAACAGTTTTTAGAACATATCCAGATTATTTAAAATCATATTTTATATATGAGTGGGTTGAAACTGATCGACTAGACATACTAGCAACTAAATTTTTAGGAAGTCCTGGTTTATGGTGGCAAATTTTAGATATGAATCCTGAAGTTATAAATCCAGACACATTACAACCTGGAACGCAATTAAGGATTCCAAATGTTTAATCCAGAAATTCAAAATAAAAGAAGCGTATCTTTTAAAGTTTCTTATCCAGATTTTCCATCTATAACACTGCTACCTAGAAGTGTTACTCTATTTCAAGAAATGGGAAAGCACGATATAGTTGAACTTAAATACAGAAGCGTTACAGCAAATCTTTATAAAAGTATAAAGACTGGAGTTCCTGTTCAAATTAATTGGAAAAATGATAAGGTGTCTGGAATTTTTAGGGGATACACCACGTTTGTTTCTTTTCCAATTGAAAATAAACCTTATAGAGAATTAAAAATACTTTGTATTGGAGCCTCTTATCCATTAAAAGAACAGGCATCAAAAGTTTGGGTAAATAAAACTGCATCTGAAATTGCTACAGACATTGCTAAAAAGTTTAAATTAAAGCCTGTAGTTACATCTCATCCAACTAGGTTTACTCAACAATCTTTAGCGGGACAATCTTATTGGGAAAAATTAAATGAACTAGCAAACTTAATTGGTTATGGAATGCAGGTTTCTGGAACAGAATTGCATTTTCATCCAATAGATAAAATGATAAATCAATTTATGACTACTATTCCAGTAATGTCTTTTAAAAACGTGTTAAGTCATCCAGCAAATTATTTTGAATCTCCAACTTTAGATGTTTTTGAAAGTAAACTTGGAGACTATATTGAAGGTGGAGAATATAAACGAACTGAAAATTTAGTCAGTGGTGTAGATCCTGTAACGGGAAAAGTATACTCTTCTAAAACTTCTCCAAATAAAGTAGGAAAATCTTTAAGAAAAATTACAAAAGATCCTTTGTTTTCTAACAATCAAACAACAACAGTAATAAATAGTAATGCAATGGCTAAATCTTTATCTGAAGCCGCATCTCATTTAGGTCGCTTTACAATTCCAGCAAAAGGAATTGGACAGGGTGATCCAAGAATTGCTCCTTGGAGAACTATAGAGGTTCGTGGTACAGGAGAAACTAGTGATGGTTTTTGGATTATAAAAAAAACAGAACACTTTATGCACTCTGATGGAAGATACCAAGTTGAATTTACCTGTTTAACAGACGGTATTGGTGGAAACAAGCCTAGTTCTTTTAGACCATCTAATGCAGGTAGTGTCCCAACCAGAGATTTGAAAAACGCTCAGGCCAAGGGAAAGCCTACATCCGTTAAACTAAGTTCTAAATCTCCATTAGTATCGCAAAGATCTGCTGGATACAAAGTAACTCCAAGAAAATGGACGGGTAAATAATGTCTGAAAAAGCAATCTCTCTTCCATTCTTAATTGACCCATATGGTCGGGTGGCATCAACTCAATCTCAATCTAAAATTTGGTCTGATAAAGTTAAGTCAGTGTTGGGTACAACACTAAGAGAAAGAGTTATGAGACCTAACTTTGGTACTTTAATTTCTTATTCTTTATTTAACACCGAAACAACTGCGGCTTCTGAAATAGAAACAGAGGTTACCAAAGCATTTGTTGAACAACTTTCTTTATTAACTCTTGAAAAGGTTAATGTAACTAATGATCAATACACAAATGTTTTAACTATAGAAGTAATTTATGGATTGCCAAACGACGAAATAGTAAGTACCGCCGTCGGCTTGGTTCTTGTTCAAGGTACTAAACCAATCTATGAGGAGTTGCTATGACCATAGCCCCAGTATCTAATATCCCAATATCAGTTGACTATACTGGTAGGGATTACTATTCGCTTAGAGAAGCATTAATTTCTAGAATTCAAGATCGAATTCCTGAGTGGACCGCATCAGACCCAGCAGACTTTGGTGTTGCTTTAGTTGAGGCTTTTGCATATATGGGAGACTTAGTCTCTTACTATATTGATAGAACCGCTAATGAAGCCTTCTTAGCAACTGCTACTCAAAGAGATAGCATTTTAAATATTGCTTTAACTTATGGTTATACTCCCGCTGGTTATAGAGCAGCAACCGTTGATGTTATTTTTTCAAATACATCAGAAGATGCGGTAACCATACTTGCAGGAACTGTACTAACTGGAACAGTTGTTATTGAAGACACTGTCGAAACTGTTTACTTTACTACTGATGCAGAGGCTGTTGTACCTGCTATTGATGGAGAAACTCCTGGTACCTATACGGTGGGAGCAACACAAGGACGATCAGTAATTCTCGTTGCTGAAGATGTAACTACATATGGAGAGTTAGTTGGAACAGCAGATGGAACTCCAAATATGTCTTTTGAACTTGGAGAGACACCAGTAGTTGATGGAACAATTGAAGTATTTGTTCAAGATGGAGACATCTTTTCTAAATGGACACAAGTGCAACACTTGTTAGATTACGGTCCAACAAACCTTGTTTACTCAGTTTTTTCTGACTCAGACAATATTGTTACTATAAGTTTTGGTGACGGTGTATCGGGAGCAATTCCTACAAACTACTCAGAAATTAGAGTTAGGTACACTGTTGGTGGAGGATCTATTGGAAATATATCAGCCAGTACTTTAGATAGTATTGATTATCTTCCTGGGTTATCAGAAGGTGAAACAACCGCAATTCAAGGTGCAATTACTTTAACAAACGATGCTGTTGGATTAGGTGGTTCAGATCCTGAAAGTAATGAACAGATTCGTATTGCTGCTCCATCATCTCTGCGTTCAGGAAATAGAGCCGTAACATTAAAAGATTTTGCTGATCTTGCGGTTTCGGTAAGTGGGGTAGGAAAAGCAAATGCAACTGCAAATGTTTGGACATCAGTAACTCTATACCTTGCTCCAACTAGAACAGCGCAAGATACCGACGTTGCTCCTGGATTAGACGATAATGAAGACCCAACGGCGGAGTTTGATCGACTTGAACAAGATGTATCCGAGTATCTTGCTGACAAGGTTTTGATTGGAACCACCGTAACAATTCAACCTCCTACATATGTTGACGCAGTTGTTACTATGCAGTACACAAAATTAGAAACTTACACAACTGACGAAGCAGAAGAAAACATAAAGAATGCTTTGCTTACAGGGTTTGGTTATGTAAACATGGCGTTTGAAGACAGGATTTATCCTAGAGATATTGAGTTTGTAGTTCAACAAGCACCAGGTATAGAAACCGTAACAGTTACTGCTCTTTTTGAATTTGGAGCAGGATCTTCTTTAACAACGCTAGTAGGACAACCTGATGAAATATTCCGTTTCTTAGAAGAAAACGTAAACCTTAGTGAGATTTAATGAATACAGATAATCTGTACTTTGGAATATATAGGGGTGTTGTTAAAAACAATAGGGATCCAAAAAATCAAAAACGTCTAAAAGTTTCTATTCCACAACTTACAGGAACAGAAATAACAGATTGGATTGATTCTGTAGAGCCATCTAATTTAAGTGTTGACGTTCCTGTTATAGGTCAGGGTGTTTGGATTCAATTTATTGGCGGTAGTTTAAACTACCCTATTTGGATTGGATCATTTGGTAAAAACCAGGGTAAAAATAAAAAGATATTTATTAAACCCCTGGCTAATACAACCTCTCTAACGGGATTATCGGCACATGTAATAACTGCCAAAAAATCTGATGGAACTACAGAAGTAGACTTAACCGCTACCTTTATGGTTTTAGCCAATAAAATAAAAAGTTTAGAAACAAGAATGACGACAGCCGAAGGAAAGATAACTACTTTAGAAAGCACAGTAAGTACTTTAAAGTCTACTTTAGCAACAAGAACTACGGGTGGGCATACCCATACAACCAATGGGTAGGTAGTTAAGACAGTAAATAAGGGGCAAACAAGAGAAAATAGACCGTTAGGTCTGAGAGGAAATTAAGTGACAGCATCATATCCAGCATCGGTAAAGTCCTTTAGTACAAAGGTTGACTTTACTGATACCGTTCTGGCCGAACACGTTAATAGCCTTCAAGAAGAAGTAAACTCTATACAGGCTAACCTCGGAACTAATATAAAGACAGGCTCTGGTGGTGTAGGTAACTATGACACCGTAACCACTGCTTGGAATACTTTAAAAGATAGAATTACTAACATTGAGTACGGGTTAACAGATGTCTGGGGAGCAGTCCCTGTTGGTGGATCTACAGGTCAAGTATTAACTAAATCATCTGGTAGTGATTATGCAACTTCTTGGACAACTATAAATGCCTTGCCATCTCAAACTGGAAATAACGGTTACTATTTAACAACTAATGGCTCAAGTGCATCTTGGGCTCCAGCAAATACTCAATCAGATAACTTTAGTCAGTTCTTGCTTTCTGGCTGTTAAGGGGATTCCCTAGTGGCAAAATATGGCGTAAATTATTACGGCTCATCTAGTTATGGGTCTTTTGTTAATCTTAGATTTTCTGTTCAGCCAATGTCGATATTGGCAACTGAACTTGAAACAGTTTCATCTTTTGCAAAAGTATTAGTTAGATGGCAAACACCTAGAGGAAATTTTACTAGAATTAGGTTGGTTAGAAACCAAGCGGGATTTTCCGAAACTTCTGAAGACGGCGTAATTATTTATGATGAATTTGCAACAGAAGGAACTGTTAGTAGAACATCAATTATTGATGGAGAAGAAAACCCAACAGATATACCCTTAGTTCCTGGTAGACAAGTTTATTATAGAATGTTTTTGTTTACTGAAACATTAGTTTGGAAAGTTGCTGGTTCTATAACAGCAATTGTTCCGTCAGACCACGGTATACAAAATAAGTTTATGGCAACTCTTCCAAGAGTGTTTACAAGCAAATCTCAAGAATCTTTAGGAGCAGTTGATGCAGATTCTGACCTTTATAAATTTATGTCGGGATTAACTTTTGCTCAAGAAGAATTATACACTTTGATTGATCTATTAAAGCCAAGACATACGGGGTTAGAAACTCCTTTTGAATTAATACCAGCAGAAGTTACAAACTACGGATTACTTTCAGAGTCTGCTTTGCCAATTAAAAATCAAAAGAGATTAGTTCGTGAAGCCCTTTATATGTATACTCATAAAGGAACTCAAAACGGTATTGAAACATATGCTGAAACATTGACTGGATTTGAACCAACAATTACTGTTTCTGAAAACTTATTACTAACAGTTCAAGACTCTACTTTTTATGGAGGAGTTGGAAATTGGATTGTTAGTAACGCAGTGCTAACCTCTAGCACTGAACAAGTTCCTGACTCAAATACAAACCAAATTGACACAACAAAAACTGGAAAGATAGTTGCATCAGCCGCAGGCAGTATGGCTTTGGGTTATGCAAACCCAACCGCAAAAACAGTAACTGGTTTACAAAGAAACGCAAGCACAACAGTCCTTCAAGTTGCTGTTGCAAACCACGGGTATTCAGTAGGGCAAACAGTTACTCTTTCAGGATTAACGTCAGATTTTAATGGAACATATTCTATTACTACTGTTCCAGCAAGTAATCAGTTTAATGTAACAACAGTTGCAACTACTTCTTATAACGCTTCTGCTCTTAATGGTTCAGTTATTGCAGTTGTGGGAGGTGGCGATGTAATTACACAGGGTGTTCCAGTATTACCAAACACTGAGTACACTGTTTCTTGTAAATTAAAATCTCCAGCAAGTGCAGGAAATATAACTTTATCAGTTACATTTTACGATAAAGATGGACAACCTACATCTGCAGCAAAAAGTTCTACTGCTGTTGCTGCTAATAATACGTGGAAATCTGCAAGCAAAACTGCAACGTCTGATGCAGACTCTAGTTATGCAGGAATTTCAATTGATTACAGTGCTGCTGGTACTTATTATATAGATCAAGTTTGTATGCAAACGGGGGCTGCTGTTGTTTACGATGAAGCACGTGCTATTGATGTGTTTTTACTTCCTTCAAAAACAAACTATATTAAAAACCCATCATTTGAAGTCAACTCAAGTACGTGGGCATTAAGTGGGGCAACCTTTACGCAAGACTCTAGTGTTCCAACATATGGATATTCGGGAGAGTACAGTGGTAAATTTGTAGTAACAAACCCATGGAGTATTACTACTAACTATGAGATACCTATTACTACTGGAAAATATTACACAGTATCTGCATCCATAAAAGCGTTGGCCGCTTTATCTGCAAATTTAAAAATTACTTTTTATAATGATGCTGATGCTGTTGTAGAAACGGTAACTGAAGTTATCTCTGTAACCACATCTTTTGCAAATTTTACTTTAACTGGATTAACAGATTCCGCATCAACCGCTTCTTATGCCAAGGTGTCTTTTTATGGGACCACCGCTGGAACCCTTTATTTTGATTTGATTCAGTTTGAACAATCTCAGATAGCCACAGATTACTTTGATGGGTCATTGCCTTCAGAGTTTGGAGCGGTTTGGGAAGGAACTGAGGATGCTTCTTATACCCATTTGTATCCAAATAAACCTAAGAAGATTCCTAGGTTGGGTAAGACTATGAATGATTGGGTACCCCAGAACGCCTTCTGGAGATTACGCACCTATGACGGAGTGGAGTACACCAC